AGGCGCACATCATGGCGCATCTGGTGTTTGCCAGCGGTCCGATGGTCGCGGCCAATCCTGTGATCGCAACGACGTTGCAGAAGCACATCATGGAGCATGTGCAGATTGGTGCCCGCGAGCAGGCGATTGTGGCGTTTATCCAGCAGTCCCAGTCGCAGCAGGGTCAGCCATTGGACGAGGAGCAGATGCTCCAGATGGAGGCTTTGGTTGCCCAGTACGTGGCGCAGGGCATGCAGCAGGTGCAGCAGCTTAGTCGTCAGGTCTCTGGTGCCGATCAGCCTGATCCGCTGGTTCAGCTTAAACAGCAGGAACTCCAGATCAAGGCACAGGCCGAGCAGGCAGACGCGCAGGTCGATATGGCCAAGCTCAACCTCGACGCGCAGAACCAGCAGATGCGGTCCGATCAATTCCAGCAGCGGTTGGCAAGTCAGGAGCGCCAGACGGCGGCCCGTATCAACTCTGCTATGGAACGTGAACTTCTCAAACAAACTCAGCGCTAGGAGATAATCATGGCTGGTGTGAAGATTGTAACGAACAAGCCGGGTCCGGCTCCCAAGGCGGTTGAGTATGCCGACATCAAGGGTCAGGGCCGTATTCCGTATGGCAAGACCGCGGATGCGCCGATGGCTGGTAACGAGCCCCGCAAGATGACAATGCGTGGTGCAGGCGCTGCCCGTCAGGGCAAGAGCTTCATGGGGTGCTAAATGCCCTTGAAGAAAGGTACTAGCCAGAACACGGTTAGTGAGAACATTCGCAAGATGCGGAAAGAAGGCTACCCCCAAAATCAAGCGGTAGCCGCTTCTCTTGAGCAACAGCGCGAAAGCAAGAAGGTGATGATGGCGAAGAACGGCGGCGTTGTGGTCCGCGGTTTTAGCCCTATTGCCCGTCCCCAGTACTTCAAGGGCGTATTTTAGTCTAAGAGGGCTTTATGGACGGCGCTATCGACATAAGGCTAATTGTAACTCTCGGCGGCATTCTTTTTAGCGTTGCAGGAGCCGCTGCTGTTGGCAAAATGCAGATCAAGGTCATTCAGGATACCCTGAGTGATATTGAGGCCCGCATCCGGAAGATCGACGTGCGTATCGACCAGCTTGAAAACGCGGAAAGCGTTATTAAGCAACGCCTTGATATCCTTGCCAAAATGAACAGCCCGGAAAACCTGCGCCGGGATCATATGCAGATAGCCCACATTTTGGCGGATATCGCTTATCTCAAGGCTGAGTCTGAGCGGATGCATAAGATTCATAATGGTTCGCATCCGCCGATTGCAAGCGAAAGAAAGGGCGTATGAGTTTCAACACTCAGTCGATTGTCAGCGCTCTTGCACCGATCTTGTTTGCTGCGGTGGGCTATTTGATTGTGTCTCTCAACGAGCTTGAGAACCGTATCCAAAAAACCGAAGGCTACCTGATGCTTCTTGTGACGCCGCAAGGCGAGATCGTTGCATCGCCCGCAAACAGCATTGCGCGGCAGAAGCTACGCGAGGACTTCATGGTATATATTCACGATCACGAAGTGCGACTGAAACTAATGGAGGCGCAGAAATGATTGGTGCATTACTCCCAGCGGTACTTCCGCTGGTCAAGGATGTAATTGGCTCGTTTCTCCCGGAAGACCCGAAGAAAAGGGCTGAAGCGGAACGCAAGATTGAGGCGCAACTAACGGAGCACCTCGCCAAGATTGATTTGGCACAGCTTGATATCAACAAGACTGAGGCGGCTCACCGTAGTATCTTTGTGGCGGGCTGGCGGCCATTCATAGGTTGGTCCTGCGGCGTTGCGTTGGCATGGAATTATATCGCGCAGCCTATTCTAGTCTTTTCGCTTGCCCAGACTGGTAATCTAGTTGAGCTTCCAGCACTAGATATGTCGCAGATGATGCCGGTCCTCATGGGGATGCTCGGGTTGGGCGGCCTACGGACGTTCGAAAAGTACAAATCGGTGAGCAAATAGATGCCCCCGGAACTACTGGAAAAGCTTCGTGAAGAGTTGGCTCGGGACGAAGGGGTCGTATATGAAATATATTTGGACCATCTTTCTCTTCCCACTTTTGGTCTTGGCCATCTTGTGCGCCCTTCTGATCGTGAGTACGGCCAGCCTGTGGGAACGCCTGTCAGCGAAGAGCGCGTAAACGAGTGCTTTGCAGCAGACGTTCAAACCACACTGGACGACTGTGAAATCCTTTACCCCGACTTTGCAGAACTCCCGGATGAAGCGCAGTTGGTCATAGCCAACATGATGTTCAACATGGGCCGCCCACGTTTGTCCCAGTTCAAGGGCATGAAGGCGGGCGTTGATGCGCGGGACTGGAACCGTGCCGCAGACGAAATGGTGGATAGCCGTTGGTATAAGCAGGTTACGAACCGTGCAGAGCGTCTTGTAGGAAGAATGAGAGCTCTCGCTTAAATAAAATCAAATACCTAGTGACAGAATATATCTGACATGCTAGGAGACCATGTGAGCATATCAGAAGAGATGCGGTAACACATGGACGAGATCTTTTTTGCGGAAGCCACCTTTCGGGTCATCCGGGAAAGGAGAGAGAATATCCTCGATATCCTTCAGTACAACAACGTGAAGGACATGGAGCATTATCGTGAGCTCATGGGCAACTTAGAGGCCCTAAATCACGTTGAACAGGAACTCAAGAGCCTGCTAGATAAACAGGAGCAAAGCATTGACTAAAGCCAAAAAAGTGGACCTTGACGCCGCAAAAGCTGGCGTGGAAGGTCTTTCTTCTATTTACGAAGACCGTAAAGAGAAGGTTCTAAACCCCGATGCAATCGGGAAATCCCTCCTAGAACGCCTGCCGACCCCCACGGGTTGGCGTATCTTGATCCTCCCCTACCGGGGCAAGGGCAAGACAGAGGGCGGCGTCATCCTTCCAGACCAAGCCGTTGAGGAACAGACTGTTTCCACACAGGTCGGCTACGTCCTGAAGGTCGGCCCCCTTGCGTACCAAGACCCTGACAAGTTCCCCACCGGACCGTGGTGCGCGGAAAAAGACTGGGTCATGTTTGCCCGTTATGCGGGTTCCCGGTTCAAGATCGATGGTGGTGAGGTTCGTCTTCTGAATGACGACGAAGTTCTGGCCAAGATCCTTGAGCCCGAAGATATTCTTCATTTCTAGGAGAGCGAAATGACTGATGAGAATGTGATTGAGAATGATGACGCGCCAGAAGACGCGGACATCGAGGTCGAGGTCGAGGGAGAGGAAGATTCCCCGGAAGCCCCGCTAGCCGCCGAGTCGGACGATTCTGAAGACCGCTTTGACAAGGCCGAAAGCGCGGTGCAGAAGCGTATTGATCGCTTGACCAAGAAGATGCGGTCTGCCGAGCGGGAGCGCGAAGAGGCGCTCAACTATGCTCGTCAGGTGCAGAGCGAAGCAGAGCAGCTTCGTAAGCGCATGGATGCTCTGGACAACAACTATGTTCAGGAATACAGCAGCCGCGTTGAGACACAGGTCGCGACAGCCGAGCAGGAACTGGCTCGTGCCATTGATCTTGGCGATACAAACGGCGTTATCGAGGCCCAGCGTAAGCTTACGTCTCTGGCTCTAGAAAACGACCGCGCCAAACAGGCCAAGATGCAGCAGGACCGCATGCGGCAGCAGGCGGAACAGCAGGCCCAGATGGCGGCTGCACAGCCGCAGCAGCGTCCGCAGCCAAAACGCCCTGATCCGCAGGCGGAGCAGTGGGCGTCTCGCAACGCTTGGTTTGGTCAGGATGAGGCGATGACTTACGCCGCCTTCGGAATCCATAAGAAATTGGTGGAAGAAGAGGGATTTGACCCAACGAGCAATGATTACTATACTGAATTAGATCGGCGTATGGCGGACGAGTTCCCCCATAAGCTAAAATCTAACGGGGGAAGCAAACGGCCCGCACAGACGGTTGCTTCTGTATCCCGCGGAAGTTCTGGGCGCAGTAGTGGGAAGAAGGTTAGACTCACCCCTAGCCAAGTCGCGATAGCGAAGAAATTGGGTGTGCCGATTGAAGAATACGCGAAATACGTGAAGGAGGCCTAAGCTATGTCTGATGTTGAAAACTCGGTAAAGCGTACCTCCCGCACGCGAGAAACCCGGAGTGCTACGGAACGGCGTAAGCCGTGGGCTCCACCGTCCATGTTGGACGCACCGCCCGCCCCGGACGGTTACAAGCATCGCTGGATCCGAGCGGAGACGCGTGGCTTTGATGATCGCAAGAACATCAGCGCCAAGCTCCGTGAAGGCTGGGAACTTGTACGTCAGGATGAATACCCGGACTTTGAAGCTCCGGTAATCGAATCGGGTAAATACGAAGGTGTGTTTGGTGTGGGTGGCTTGCTTCTTGCCCGCATGCCGGTTGAGACGATTGCAGAACGGAACGAGTATTTCCGCCAGCGGAATGCCGACCAGATGCAGGCTGTTGATTCTGACATGATGCGCGAGAATGCACATTCAACGATGACGATTAGCAAGCCTGATCGTCAATCTCGTGTAACCTTCGGCGGCCCACGCAAGGCGTGACCGCCCCTTTAGGAGAAACCTACTATGGCAAATCAGGAAACTGCCTACGGTCTTCGTCCTATCGGGCTTGTTGGTAGCGGTGCTAACTCGACTGGTGTGACCCAGTACGAGATCGCTTCTAACAACACCAATGCGATCTTCCAGTATTCGATTTGCGTGCCGACTGCGGCAGGCGTTATCGATCAGGCTGGTGCCACAAACGGTGGTACTACGCAGGCGCTTGGTGTCCTGATGGGCGTGGAGTATCAGGACTCGGTTCAGAAAAAGCCGGTCTTCCTTAACTACTGGCCCGGTTCGGGCAGCGTAAGCGTTGACACCAACTATCCGGTGAAGGCGTTTGTTGCTGACAACCCCAACCAGCTCTTCAAGGTTGCCTCTGACGCATCCCTGACCGACCGTGCAACGGCTCTGGCGACCGTGTTCGCCAACGCTTCGCTCGGTACGTCTGCCCGCTCGGGTAGCACGGACACGGGTTCCGCTAGCGGCGCTCTGAGCGTTTCTTCGGTTGCGACCACGGCTACTCTGCCGCTGCGTATCGTTGGTATCCTCGATGACGAGGCTAACAGCGATTACACTGCTGCCGGTATCCCGATGATCGTTCGACTGAATGCTCATTTCAATGCGGGTACGCGACGGTTTGATTCTCAGACCACCGCTGACTCGACCGGCATTTAGGAGGGTTAATTAAATGGCTATTTCTCGCGCACAGCTTGCGAAAGAGCTAGAACCCGGCCTGAATGCACTGTTCGGGCTGGAATATGATCGTTACGAGAACGAGCATGCTGAAATCTTCGAAGAGGAGTCCTCGGACCGCGCCTTCGAAGAAGAGGTGATGCTCGGTGGATTCGGCACTGCGCCGGTCAAGGGTGAAGGCACTGCCATCAACTTTGACGACGCGCAGGAGACCTACACTGCTCGGTATACGCACGAGACCATCGCGCTGGCCTTCTCCATCACGGAAGAAGCCATCGAAGACAATCTTTATGATCGTCTGGCCTCGCGCTACACCAAGGCTCTGGCCCGCTCTATGGCCCAGACCAAGCAGATCAAGGCTGCGTCCATCCTCAACAACGCCTTCAGCACGTCCTTCCCGGTTGGCGATGGCGCGGCGCTTTGCTCGTCCGCTCACCCCAGCCTGTCGGGCAACCAGCGCAACCAGCTTTCTGTTGCTTCGGATCTCAATGAGACCTCGCTTGAGCAGATGCTGATTGACATTGCTGGGCTGACTGACGAGCGCGGTCTGAAGATCGCCGTTCGTGGCATGAAGCTCATCATTCCGAAAGAGCTTCAGTTCGTTGCCGAGCGTGTTATCAACTCGAACCTGCGTTCGGGCACGGCGGATAACGACACGAACGCCATGAAGTCGATGGGCATGCTTCCGGAAGGTTCGGTGGTCAACCACTTCCTCACCGACACGGATGCGTTCTTCATTAAGACGGACGCCCCGAACGGCTTCAAGTACTTCAATCGCTCTCCGATTAAGACGGCGATGGAAGGCGACTTCGACACCGGCAACATGCGGTTCAAGGCCCGTGAGCGTTACAGCTTCGGCGTCTCGGACTGGCGTGCGGTCTTCGGTACTGCTGGCGCTGCGTAATTGCAGAGCTTGTAGGCTTTTGAAAGGGCGGCCTTGTGCCGCCCTTTCTTTTTTTGTAAGATGAGTCTCACCTGACAACCGAACAAACGGTTGACCCTAGCCACGACAGGAGAATGACATGGCTAATACGACCTTCAATGGTCCGGTCCGTTCTGAGAACGGCTTCAAGGACATCACCAAGAACGCTTCTACCGGCGCGGTTACCGAGAACATCTCGATCACCTATGACGGCACAAACAGCGTTGTCATCATCAGCGATCTCCCGACCTCTGATCCGTCTGTCGCGGGTCAGCTTTGGAGCAACAGCGGCGTTCTTACCGTTTCTGCTGGTTAAGATAGGGGATCCCTATTATGTCTGGCTCTGACGTAAACGCAAAGCGCCTGACTGGCACTGGCTCTGCTGGTGTCGGTCCGGCGCGTATCCGTCAGATACAGGTTCTGACCACGACCGGTACGCCGCGGTTGACCATCACCGATGGTAATGGCGGATCTACCGTACTGGATCTGGATTTTCTTGCATCTGACTCGCATTCAGTCAACATTCCGGCAGAAGGCATCCGAGTGAGCGATATTTATATCTCCACTTTGTCTGCCGTGACCGCGTTGACTGTGTTCTATAACTAAAGGACGCTCAGATGGCTCGTGAAGTAAGTTCCATATCTCGCGTTGGGACAAGCGAGCCATTTGAGCTCCAAGTTTCTCGTGGTCAAATCGCGTATCACGAATTTGTTCACAAATTTGGGTATAACCCCAGTATTGGAGCCACAGACGAGACAATTTGGTCTGAAGGCGGCCTTTATGTTTACCCCACTTCAGCCTCTACCATGTATATCTCTAGCAGTTCCGCAGATGACACAGCGGCTGGAACCGGCGCTAGAACAGCCACGGTTTATGGATTGGACGCTGATTTTGAGCAGATAAGCGTAACAGTCTCGTTAAACGGTCAAACCGGGGTCCAGTTAAACGGTGCTCTCAACTGGTATCGCGTCAATCGCATTATTGTAAACACCGCAGGTTCTGGTGGAGCTAATGCGGGCGTTTTGTATGTGGGCACGGAGGCAACTCCTCCCGGCGGTGTCCCCACAAATAAATATGCCACCGTTGCTATCGGGGATAACCAGACGCTTATGTGTCTTTGGACTGTTCCAGTGGGCTACACGGCTTATCTCCACCAAAAAGATGTTTCAGCGTCTTCTTCTGCGGGCAAATTTGCTATTTTTACGTTGGTCGCACGACCGAATGGCGGGGTCTTCAATGTTAGAGACCGGGTAACTTTAGCCAATAACTCAACCAACATTCCATATTGGAACCCCATTATTTTTACAGAAAAAACAGATATTGAAGTTCGTGCCGTAG